CGGTCTTGTTCTTGTTTACGAGAACGTTCCTTGCCGCTTGTCTCGTCTGGGGATGGGGACGAACCGGCAGACCGAGACGGTCAACGAGATCGCCTATGAGACGAAACTGTTCATCAGCCCGGACTATGAGATCAAGCAAGGCGATGTGGTCGAGGTTACGCGGGGAACTGTCAAGCGCATTTACAAGGCTGGTGAGCCTGTCGTTTACTCGACGCATCAGGAAATCAGCCTCCAGAGGGGGGCGAATGCGTAATGGCGCAAATTATCCACTTCCGAACGCCTCACGATGACGTGGTTGAGTTGCTGGAAACCATTCTCCAGCAGGCGAAGAACGGGGAAATCGAGGGGTTCGTGATTGCCGCGCAAATGAAGAACGGCGAGATCGCTTCTGGCTGGGCTGGTCTGGACATCGGGGCGAGGCAAAACCTTGTTTCCCACTTGCAAATCGACCTGATGTACCACGTCGTCAAGGTGAATATGGATCAGCTTCTGGGGTTCTGACATGGCGAAGTGGGCGAAATTTGACTTTTCCGAACTTCGGAGGCTGGCCGGGGCGTTCAACAAGGCGCTGGATGATCGCGTCATCGAGCGGTTTATGCGCGACTTCCTGCTGGAAATGGCGTTCCGTGCCGAGCGAAAGATCAAGAAGCGGACACCGGTGAATACCGGTCATCTGCGGGAAAACTGGAAAGTCGGCAGAGTTGAGCGCCACGGTAATGCGCTCGTGGTGGAGATTTACAACCCGGTCGATTATGCCAGCTTCGTCGAATATGGCTTCCGTTCCCACTGGGTGCCCGGCTACTGGAAGGGCAAGTCGTTCGTGTATGATCCGAACGCCGAAACCGGGATGTATGTCGGCCCAAAGGACGGCTGGGTGCCCGGTCGGTTCATGGCGACCATTTCTATGCAGGAAATCGAGCGGGAACTGCCGCGCTATCTGGAGCGTCGGGTTATGGAGTTGTGGGACGGCATCATGAATGGCAGGCCGCCGAGGAAGGGGTGAGGCGATGCCGGTTGTCGAGATGAATGACATTCGCACCGCTGTCATGCGGCGGCTGGCCGCCAGCTTTCCTGACGTAAAGCGGTACGGCGAAGAAATCCGGCAGGGGTTCGAGGAACCATGCTTTTTTGTGAAGCTGTTGAATGCTTCGCAAACGCAGGAACTGAACACCCGGTACAGGCGGACGCATAGCTTCGACATCCACTACTTCCCGCAGGACAATTCCAACGAGGAAGCGCACGATATGGCTGAAAAACTGTACGATGCGCTGGAGTTGATCGAGTACGACGGGGTGCAGTATCAGGGCACCGGAATGAACCACGAGATCGTGGACGGGGTGCTTCACTTTTTCGTGGATTATGCGTTCCGCGTCCGGCGCGTGGTTCCCGAACCGCCGAAAATGGAGTCGATGGAACAGGAGGGACGACTCAAATGAGCAAGAAGGAGCAGGAAAAGAAAGCGGGAGCGGTCACGTTCCCGAAACGGCAGTTCCTGAAAGCCGCCAATTTCACGCGGGTCGAGCGCGATGTGCTGGCCTCCATTCTGGAGGACGGCAAACAGTACACGCTCGATGAGGTTCAGAAACTGCTGAGAGACTTCAAGGCAAGGAGGGTTCAGTAACTATGGCAGGCGGAACGTGGGTTTCTCAAAACAAAGTTCGGCCCGGTCTGTACATCAACTTTCGGAGTGAGGCACAGGCTGTCGGCACGCTCGGTGATCGCGGTGTTGTGACGCTTCCGGCTGTGCTGTCGTGGGGTCCGAGCAAGGAAGTTGTAACCATCGAGAGCGGGCAGAACGTGACGGAAATTCTCGGTTACGATATTACGGCACCGCAACTGGTACTGGTGCGCGAAGCGCTGAAACGCGCTAGAACGCTCCTGCTGTACCGGGTGAACACCGGCACGCAGGCTTCCGCGTCTATTGGCACTAGTGATCCGATCACGGTCACTGCCCGATACGGTGGTGTCCGGGGCAACGATATTACGGTGGCCGTTCAGGCGAACGTCGATGATCCGCAACTGTTCGACGTCATCACGTATGTGGACGGACGTGAAGTGGATGTGCAGACTGTCACGGAGCGTGCCGAACTGCAAGATAATGCATGGGTGACGTTCGGAACGTCTGGCGAACTGGAGGCGACGGCTGGAACGCCGCTAACGGGCGGTACGGACGGTACAGTAACGAATGCGGACTATACGGATTATCTGGAGGCAATCGAACTGTTCGACTTCAACACGATGGCCGCGCCCGTGACCGATCCGACGCTGAAAGGTGTGTTCGTCTCGTTTGCGCGTCGCCTGCGCGAAGACGAAGGCAAGAAGATTCAGGTCGTCCTGCCGGATTATGCGACTGCCGACTACGAGGGCGTTATCAGCGTCAAAAACGGCGTTGTGCTGTCCGATGGCACGACGCTGAATAATGTGCAGGCTACTGCATGGGTGGCCGGTGCAACGGCGGGCGCGAACGTCAACCAATCGCTGACGTATGCGGCCTATGATGGTGCTGTGGATGTGGACACGCGCTATACGCATACCCAGATCGTGCAGGCGCTCCAGAACGGCGAGTTCCTGTTCGTTCCGTCCGATGGCCGGGCGATTGTGGAGCAGGATATTAACACGTTCACGAGCTTTACGCCCGAGAAGCGATCTCACTTCTCGAAAAACCGGGTCATCCGGGTGCTGGATGCCATCGGAAACGATCTCAAGCGCATCTTCGAGCAGTTCTACGCCGGGAAGGTGGACAACAACGTTGACGGGCGAAACCTGTTCAAGAACGAAATCGTGAACTATCTGACCGCTCTGGAAAATATCGGCGCGATTCAGAACTTCGATTCGCAGGCCGATGTGACTGTGGTGCAGGGCACCGATGTGGATAGCGTGTATGTCGAGCTGTACGTCCAGCCTGTGGACGCAATCGAGAAGGTCTACATGCAAGTCATTGTACGATAAGGGGTGAGCGAGAATGCCGTTCATGAACGAAATGGACGCCATCAGCGGTAAGCACGCGAAGGCGTTCATCACGATCAATGGGCAGGTCGAGGAACTGTTCTATGCCCGGTCGCTGGAAGCGACTATCGAGAAGAACAAGACGGATGTGCCGGTCGTTGGAAAAACAAATGTCGGCCAGAAGGCAGTCGGCTGGACTGGCACGGGGACGCTGAATATCTACTACGTTACGTCACTGTTCCGACGTCTGGTGCGTGATTACATCAAGACTGGCCGCGACTTTTATTTTGACTTGACGGTATCGAACGAGGACCCGACTTCTGCGGCAGGGCGGCAGACGGTCGTGCTCAAGAATTGCAACCTCGACAGTGTGATCGCCGCGCAATTCGATGCAACGAGTGACGATCCGCTTAATGAGGACATCTCGTTTACGTTCGACGACTACGACATGCTGGAACAATTTGCGCCGCTTAACTGACGTGGCGCCCGGAAGGAGATAACACATGAGCAATTTGCAGGCGTTTTTCGCACAGAACACGAAGGCAGAGATTGTTGATGAGGTGGTCGTTTCCGACCGCTTCAAGGACGAGAATGGCAAACCGATCCCGTGGAAGATTCGGGCGATCACGGAGGCTGAAAACGAACAACTTCGGAAGGCGGCCACGCAATACGTGAAGGGACCGGGTGGCCGCCGGGTGGCCGAAATTCAGCCCGAAATCTACATGGCGAAGGTTGTCGTGTCGAGCGTGGTATTCCCGGATTTGAAGGACGCCGAACTCCAGAAGTCTTACGGCGTTTTGGGCGCCGAGGATTTGCTGAAGCGAATGCTTCTGTCCGGCGAATATGCGCGGCTCGTGCAGGCCGTTCAGGAGATTAACGGTTTCGACAAGGACATCAACGAGCTTGTCGAGGAAGTAAAAAACTGATCCGGGAGGGCGACGGCGAATGGAACTACGCCTACTACGCCCTCCACAAGCTCGGGATCAAGCCGTGGGAACTGGCTGAGTACACAGTCGAGCAGAAGGCCGCGCTATATGCGATGATCGACGTTCGGATCGAGGCCGAGAAGAAAGCAGAAGCGCAGGCGAAAAAGAAACCAGCCCCTTCTAAACGACGTAGGAAATGATAAAATGTTGCCAAACGGTAAATGGAGGGATTCAGATGGCTGGTGCTTTGCTGTTGCTTCTGCTTCTGGTGGTGGCGGTGTGGTTGTGGCGGAAAGAGGCTCGAGAAGCAAAGCGTCTAGGCGCGAAGCTTTACACCGCCGCCTACCACCTTCTCGGCATTCCGGGTCTGGAACCGAAGAAGGTTGCTAGGTTGTTTTTCACTAATGATCGGCTGGTTATCCGGTCCGGCAAGCAGACGTTTGAACTGAACTATGACAAGGTGACGGCTATCAAGGCCGCACGCAAGACTGACTTAATCCAGAAAAATAAGTCCGTCATCGGCAGAGGCGTTGTTGGCGGAGTGGCGTTCGGTGGCGTTGGCGCTATTGTGGGCGCTCTTTCCGCTGTCGGCGGAAAAAAGGCGACGAAAGGAAACCTGCTGATCGTCTACTACAAGCCAGACGGACAGGACGAGTCGCAACCGATAGCATTTGACTTGCGAAAGACATCGCGCCCGGCGAGATTTGAAAAATTCGTTCTAAGCCAGCGCCCGGAATTGGCCGCGCAGGACTACATAGCATTGTAAATTCACGCCCTTCGGGGCGTTTTTTATATATCTTCGAGGGAAAGGCGGTGAGAGTATGCCAACGGTAACTGCAACACTGAAAATGTTCGACGCTATGACAAAGCCGCTTCAGCAGATCACGAACAGCATGAACCTGATGATCCGGTCGATGGAGCAGATGCAGAAAACTTCCAACCGAAATCTGACGGTTGACCGCACGTTGATCGCGGCGAAAAAACAACTGGCGGCGGCTGAAGCTGGGATTAAGCAAAGCATCGACGCCGCGAAGCAGGCGCAGGATCGGTTTACGCAGTCCGTGAAGCAGTCGAAATCATCCGTAGACGGCCTGTCGTCGTCGATTAAGAATTGGGCGACTGGTCTGGCCGCCGCATATCTGACTGTTCAGGGAATTCTAAGCGCTTTGGAATCGGCAGATACGTTCATTTCGGCGCGGGCGCGGCTGGATTTGATCGTCGATGAAGGGCAATCCGTGGACGATTTGCAGGCGCAAATTCACGCCGCCGCACAACGGGCGCGTGGCGATTTTATCGCCATGACCGACAATATTGCCCGTCTGGGGATTCTGGCGAGTGATGCGTTCAGTTCGAGCGGTGAGATCGTCGCGTTCGTCGAGACGTTGCAGAAGGCGTTTACGATCAGCGGCGCCGGGGCGCAGGAACAAGCCGCCGCTATGTATCAACTTTCTCAGGCGATGGCCGCTGGGCGACTGCAAGGTGACGAGTTCCGTTCGATCATGGAGAACGCCCCGATGCTGGCTGACGCGATTGCCCGGTATCTCGGTGTATCGAAGGGCGAACTGCGCGAACTTTCGTCGGAAGGGGCGCTGACGGCTGATATAATCAAGGCCGCCCTATTCTCGGCGGCAGATGATATCAACGCTAAATTCGCGGAAATGCCTATGACGTTCGGTAGCGCCTTTCAAATAGCTCGGAATGAGGCGTTCAAGGCGTTTGGCCCCGTGTTCCAGCAAATGAATGAATGGCTTAATTCGGAGCAGGGCGTGGCGGTCATGCAGGCCATTACGAACGCGATTTATCTGGCCGCCGCCGCCGCGAGTGGTCTGCTGAACGTCTTGACGTGGATCGGTGACACGATTGCGAACAACTGGTCGATCATCGAGCCGATCCTGACGGTCGTGACGAGCGTTCTGCTGGCGCGGATGGTTCAGCAGTTGTGGCGAATGGTCGCCGCGGCGTGGGCGATGGTGCCGCCGCTTTTGGCGCAAGCCGCAGAGTGGCTGGCGATAAACTGGCCGATCTTGGCTGTAGGCGCCGCAATTGGTCTGCTGATTTACGTCTTCAACCAATGGGGCGACGTCGCCGCGAAGGTCATTGGCTTTATCGGCGGGATCATCGGGACGCTGGTTGCGTTCATTTACAACCAGTTCGTCTGGATCGCCAACGGTGTGCTTTCCGTGGCCGAGTTCTTCGCCAACGTCTGGCGCGATCCCATTTATGCTGTCAAAAAGCTTTTCTACGATTTGGCGATTAACGCCCTGAAACAGCTTGAGAAGCTGGCGTCCGGGATCGAGAACATTATCAACAATATTCCCGGCCTGCAAGTGGACATCACTTCCGGGATCAGCAATATACTGAACAAACTGGAAGATGCTCGGGATAGTCTGCAAACCGAAGCCGATGTCGTCGAGCTGATGCGGTTCGAGCCGATGGATTATGCCGAAGCGTTCAACATCGGGCAGGAATGGGGCGAAGCCGCCGGGAATTTTGTGGCCGACAAGGTTCAGGGGGTCTTTGATAAATTTCAAAACTTCGCGCAAGGGTTCAAGCTTGGTGAGAGCGATGCGGCTGAAGATATCAGTAAGTATCTCGCCAACATCGACAAGAACGGCCTTGCGAACGTTGATAAGGTCGGGAAGATCGAGGACACCGTGGACATCTCCAGCGAGGATTTGAAGCTGATGCGCGAGCTGGCCGAAATGAAGTCGATCCAGAATTTCGTGACGCTGACGCCTACGGTGCAGGTCACGACTGGCGATATTCGGAATGATGTGGATGTGGATACCATCGTTCGGCGCATCGAGGAATCGCTGGAGCGTGAAATCGCTAATTCCGCGCAGGGGGTGTTTAACTGATGCTAAAAGCGCAGGTTTCGATTGACGCCGAATCGTTTATAAAAGCTATAAACGAATTGACCGAAGCTGTTCGCCTGCTAGAAGAAAAATTTCATCAATTGGAAACGGCAAATATCACGGTGAACATCATGGAGAGACAATCCGATATTGACGTTGATTATGTCATTGGTCGGATCATTCGTGAATTGAACGATTGCATGAATGGTGATGACTGATGGCGGACTACGGCATTTATCTTTCAGTGGATGACGGCGCTCAAGAAATCCGCCTGCCGGTCAACCCGCCTGAAATCGAAGTCGAGATTCCGGGGCAGGGGAAGACGTATCGGATTGTCAAGCTAGGTGAGATCAATTCGATTCAGACTCCGAGCCTGTCTGAAATCAGCTTCGAGAGCTTCTTCCCCGCCCAGCGTTACCCGTTCGTGGTTGGCGAAGAACTGCTAGAGCCATCGAGCTATGTGGAGATGATCGACGAATGGCGCCGCTCCCGGAAGATTGTGCGCCTGATTGTTACGGATGGGACCGTGGACATCAACATGCTGGCGTCCATCGAAGACTTCACGTGGCGGGAAGTGGCCGGAGCCGTTGGCGACATTGAGTATGAAATGACGCTCAAGCAGTATCGGCCTTATGGCCCGAAGCTGGTGCAGATCAAGACGCAGACGCAGAATGATCAGACCGTGGCCGCGGCTGAGAAGAAAGAAACGCGCCCGCAGACGAAACCGCAACCGAAGGTCCATGTGCTGAAACGCGGCGATACACTGTGGGCGCTGGCGCAAAAATATCTCGGAAACGGCAGTCGCTGGCAGGAGATCGCCCGCCTGAACGGGATCAAGGATTCTCAGGTGCGGAGCCTGCCGGTCGGGATGCAGATCAAAATCCCGACATCATGAGGTGATTTGATGGCGCTGGAAATTCTCTTTGACAACCGGGATGGCAAAATTTACGACATCTCGGATATGGCGACGTCGGTTTCGTGGAAAACCGTGCGAATCGGCCAACCCGGCAGTCTTGACGTGTCGCTGGTAAAGCACAAGGACATGCAGATTGATCCCGGCGCTGTCATCCGTGTCCGAGATGGGTCCAGCAAGATTTTTTACGGATACGTCTTCGCTATCGGACAGGGCGACGACGACGAAATTTCGATAACAGCCTATGACCAGATTCGCTATTTGCTGTCGAAGGATACGTTCGTATTCGCCAATGCGACAGCAGGCGAGATCATCCGCAAGGTGGCCGGTGACTTTGGTCTAACAGTCGGTAATCTCGCTGGCACCGGCTATCGTATTCCGACGCTGGTGGAGGACAACCAGACGGGGCTGGATGTCATCTGCAAGGCGTTGGATTTGACGCTGATCGCCACCGGTAATATCTTCGTATTCTATGACAGTTTCGGAGCGCTTACGCTGACCAACGCGGCGGATATGCGGGTGGACGTGGTGCTCGGGGACGAAAGTCTGGCCTATGGCTACAGTTACGAGCGAAGCATCGATGACGACACGTACAACCGGATTAAGCTGGTGCAGAACAACAAGGAGACGAAGCGCCGGGACGTATATGTGGCTCAGGATAGCGCGAATATCGCAAAGTGGGGTCGATTGCAATATTTCGATGTCGTGGACGAGAAGATGAACGCGGCCCAGATCAAGGAACTGCTGAACACGCTGATCCAGCTTAAAAACCGGGAACGACGTTCGCTTAAGATCGACGCGCTTGGCGATTTGCGGATTCGGGCTGGTTGCTATATCCCGGTTATCCTCAATGAATTGGGGATAAATCAGTATTTCCTTGTGGACGAATGCACACACAAGTGGGAAGGTGACGAGCATACGATGCAAATTACGCTCAAGGTGGTGTGATAAATGGCGCTGGCGAACCTGATCCGTCAAGCCAGTCTGGGCGCTATTGAGGCCGGTCAACCCGTCGCTGTGCTATTTGGCACGGTGACGAAAACCGATCCTTTGGAAGTCAATGTCGAACAGCGTTTCACGCTGACGAGTGACTTCCTGATCGTGCCGGAAAGCTTGACGAGGTATGAGGTTGATATTTCGCATACGCATTCGGCGCCCGGTGGAAGTACAGGCGGGATGCAACCGGCAGAATCCGCGAAGATCATCGTGCGCAAAGGACTGGAAATCGGCGATAAGGTGATGCTGTTGCGAATTCAGGGAGGGCGGCAATTCGTCGTTCTCGACAAGGTGGTGTAGGTCATGGCGACGCCGACAGGGACGATCATTCCGGCCAATTTGGAGATCGTGGAGGAACAACAGCCTAGCTTGACGTTTGGTATTGACTTCGACCGTGGCCATATTGTTGGCATGGTCGATGGTCTGGAGGCCGTCAAGCAGGCTGTTTTTCTTATTCTGCAAACGGAACGGTATCGGTATCTGATTTATACGCCGGATTACGGATGCGAGCTGGAGGGACTTATCGGGCGCGATCCGCTGTATGTCCAGTCCGAAATCAAGAGGCGTATCCGCGAAGCGCTGATGCAGGATGATCGGATAGAGGACGTGACAAACTTCAGCATCCAGTTCGACGGCGATAACGCGCTGGTGCGATTTACGGTCATAAGTACCTTCGGCAATTTTGAAGTCGCGCAGGAGGTGACAGGTAGTGTTTGAAAATCAGACGTTCGATGCGATCCTGACGCGGATGCTGAACCGGGTATCGAACACGCTTGACAAGCGTGAAGGCTCGATTATTTACACCGCACTGGCGCCGATTGCCGTGGAACTGGCGCAGGCATATGCCGATTTGGACGTGTTTATGAGGCTGACGTTTGCCCGGACGGCTGACGGCGACTTCCTGACGTATCGAACAGCAGAAAGTGGTGTTAATCGCAGGCCCGCGACGCCCGCCGTTCGCAAGGGCGTTTTCGACGCCGCTGTGCCGGTTGGTAGCCGCTTCAGGGGCGGGGACGTGGTTTATATCGTTCGCGAACATATCGCCGGGAACGAGTACCGGCTGGAGGCCGAGACTCCCGGTGCTATCGGGAATGTGTATTTTGGCAGTCTGCTTCCCATCGAATACATCGAAGGACTGACGACGGCGATGCTGGCCGACGTGCTGATTCCCGGCGAAGATGAGGAATCCGACGAGGCGCTATATCAGCGTTATCTGGAGGAAATCAACGCTATGCGATATGGCGGGAACGTGGATCAATACCGTGAATGGATCAGCGATATTCCGGGTGTTGGCCGGTTCCGCGTTCAGCCGCTGTGGAATGGCAGAGGGACGGTTCGCGCGATTATTACGGATGCAAATAACAACGTGCCGAGTCAGGAGCTTGTGGACTTGGTGCAGAACACGCTCGATCCCGAACAGGATGCGATGGGTACAGGGCTGGTTCCGATTGGGCATGTCTTCACGGCTGTTGGCGCGATGCCGCAAACTGTAAACGTTGTAATGACAGTTGTGCTGGAGGAAGGGTACGGGCCGTCCGACATCGAGCAGGAAGTTGAGGACATCATTAACGGATACTTCTCGGAGATCAACTTCGAGGAGCCTGACTTTGTACAGACGACGATCCGGCAGTCCGTGATCCTTAGCCGCCTGATCGGGATTGCGGCGGTGCGTGACATCCTGTCGCTGACGCTGAATGGCGTGGATGGCAATATCGTGCTGGAGCCAGACGAAGTGGCACAACTGGGGACGGTGACGATCAATGTCGCTGTTTGAGTGGGTCGAGGAAACCGGTGATTATCTCGGCTATCTCCAGCCCGTCTTGCAGGATATACGCGAGTTTCAGGAGATCGCGAAGGCTGTCAACCCGGAAATTGTGACGCTCAAACAGGCGATTAATAAGGTGCTGAATGAGCAATTTGTGCTGGGCGCCGAGGACACACTGGTGTGGCGCGAGCAGGAATTTGGAATTACCGCCAGCAATGACGAGACGGTGACATTTCGCCGGGAGCGTCTGGTTGAGAGGAAAAGCCGGAAGCCGCCGATTACGTTGCGGACGTTGCGTGACCGGCTGAATACCTATATTGGCACGACGCAGGTGATAATCGAGCTGGTGCCCGGCGAGTATGCGTTCACGATCAGTATGCCGGCTGTTGATGGGTATAAGTATCGGGATATTCAGGCTGTCGTGGATTCGCTGAAACCGGCGAACATGGAATACATTCAGTCACCGTTTTCTGTTGAGCGTATCCGCATCCGGGAAACGAGCCGCGAAATGAAGGTAGCGTATGCGCGGGCTGGACTGGCGCTGGCCGGACTTACGCCTGTAGGCGAGGTTGTCTCTGAACGCGTGATTTATCAAAGGTAGGTGATTCCGTTGGCAGTTTCGGATTTTTACAAAGGACAGCTTGTCGATCTGACCGATGGTCTGTTAGTGAAAGCTCTGATAAATCAGACGGTAGAACTGACGGATTTAACGGCTACGAAGTATTCGGACAGCATTACGGTCGAATTGATCCTCCCGCCAGATATGATCGTGACGCGGATCGATTTTCTGGACAGCAACAATAATATCGTCACGACGATCACTGGTATCGAGATCGACACGTCCGTAACGACCGTATTCAGCCATAACATTCAGTTCGTTCAAGGGGGTGCGTGAGGATGGACTTTGTGAAAAAGGATTGGCAGTTCCGGGACGTCATCAGCGAATCCGAGTTGAATCGGATGGAAGACGGCATCGAGGAAGGGATCACGAAGGCGGAGCAGGCGCAAGATGATCTCGCCGCCCACACTGCAGCCACCACCGGCGTCCACGGCGCCACGTCAGCGGCAACGCCGAATACGCTGGTTCAGCGGGATGCGAATGGCCGTATCCAAGTGGCGGCACCATCCGTATCAAGTGATGCGGTAAATAAAAATTACGTCGACAGTATTGTCGGTACACCGGCAGTTAATGCAAATACACTCGTAAGGCGCGACGCTGCTGGTCGAGCCAAATTCGCGGCTCCGGCCGCTTCGGACGATGCGGCGCGGAAGGCGGAAGTGGATGCGGCAATGGCGGCGGCATCTACCGCTGTAAATGCAGGGTATAATGAAGACCCGAACACGACCCAGAAAGCTTACATCGTTACGAATCATGCTAATTCGCCGATTGAAAATGTTTTCTGGCATATTAGAACGTTTTTCTATTCTTCAACAACAGGAAACCGAGCGCAAATTGCGATTCGGTACTCTAATGCCAATCAGATGTATATCCGGTATTACTTCGATGGTCTCTGGTCTGCATGGACTGAAGTAATAACGAGCGAACGGGCTTTCTTCAACACCGATTTGGTACTGCCCAACGGGAAGGGGTTATACGTAAGAGACAC